ATGAGCACCAAGCAACCCGACTGGGAGGCGATCGAACGAGCCTACCGGGCCGGGTCGCTTTCGGTTCGCGCTATTGGGGAATCTCAAGGCGTCAACCATGCCACCATCCTCAAGCGAGCCAAGAAGGAAGGGTGGGCCCGTGACCTGACCGAGCAAGTCAGGATAGCGACAAAACAGAAGGTAACCACTTCGGTAACCAGCACCAGTAACCAGGCACCACTGGTTACCGACGCCGAGATCATCGACGAAGCATCAAGCCAGGCGGCTTCCGTAGTGCTCGCTCACCGCACCGTCCTGGCTAACTGGCGGGCAATTGCCGATAAGCTGTCCGTGGCCCTCGCTGAGATTGATGTCGACGAAGACAACCTTGGCGACTTCTCCCGAGCGCTGAACGCAGGCGTTGATGCCCAGCTGAAGGTGATCAAGGGCGAGCGGCAGGCATATGGCCTGGACAGCGAGGAAGGAAACAAGACGGTCGACGAGCTCGCCGCCATGATGGATGAACTATCGAAGGAAGCCTGACCATGAAGCCCGAGCACATGAAACTGCTCAGGGATCGGTTCTGGCGGCTGAACAATCTGTACTTCATCACGGACAAGCAGGGCAAGAAGGTCCGCTTCCGCATGACGCAGGAGCAGGTCGATTACTTCCAGGGGATGCACACCCGCAACATCATCCTCAAGGCTAGGCAGTTGGGGTTCACCACGCTGGTTTGCATCGTCCAGCTGGATGCCGCGCTGTTCGAGGCTGCCAAGTGCGCCCTGATCGCGCACACCCTGAACGACGCCAAGCGCCTGTTCCGCGAGAAGATCAAGTACGCCTATGACCACCTGCCCAAGGAGATTCGGGCGGCCAACCCGGCCCGCAACGATGCCGCCGGCGAACTCGTGTTCAGCAAGGGTGGGTCGCTCTACGTGTCCACCTCTTTCCGTGGCGGCACGCTGCGCTACCTGCACGTTTCCGAGTTCGGGAAGATCTGCGCCAAGTTCCCGCACAAGGCGCGGGAGATCGTCACTGGTGCATTCGAGGCCGTGGCCGCTGAGTGCTTCGTTACGATCGAGTCAACGGCTGAGGGTAGGGCGGGCTACTTCTTCGACTACAGCCAATCTGCCGAGAAGCAGCAACTGGCCGGCGTGCCTCTGGGCCTGCTCGACTGGAAGTTCTTCTTCTTCAGCTGGTGGCGCAACCCGCTCTACTGGCTGGACCCGACCGACGTCGTCATACCGGACCGGCTGACTAAGTACTTCGACGACCTGGGCGCCAAGAACGGGATCGTCACCAACCCAGGCCAGCGCGCCTGGTACAGCGCCAAGGAAAAGACCCTCGGCGACGACATGAAGCGGGAGTACCCGTCGATCCCGGCTGAAGCATTCCAGCAGACGATCGAGGGCGCCTACTACGCCAAGCAGTTCACCAAGCTCTACGCCGCCCAGCGCATCGGCAAGCTGCCCGACAACAGCCATCTGCCGGTGCACACGTTCTGGGACATCGGTGTGGGCGACTCCACTGCGATCTGGTTCGTCCGGATCGTCGGTGAAGAATTCCACGTCATCGACTTCTACCAGAACAGCGGCGAGGGCCTACGGCACTACATGAAGGTGCTGAAGGATCGCGGATACACCTACGGCGAGCACTGGGGCCCCCACGACATCGATAACCGGGAATTTGGTAGCGACGGCAAGACCCGGCGTGAAATCGCGCGAGAGGGCTACGAGATCGACGGCCAGCGCTATTCGCTCACCTTCCAGGTGGTGCCAAAGCTCAGCATCGACGAAGGCATCGAGCAGGCGCGGGAGATTCTGCCTCGCTGCGCCTTCGATGAGGCCAAGTGCGAAGAGGGCATCACCGCCCTCGAGAGCTACCGCAAGGAATGGGACGACAAGCGCGGCTGCTGGAAAGACAAGCCCCTGCACGACTGGTCATCCCACCCGGCAGATGCCTTACGCTACTTCGCCGTAGCCAAAACCAAGCGCTCCAGGGTTGAGCACATACCCATCACGTTCACATTCTGAGGCCACCATGCCGAATTACAGCGCTACCCGGCAGGAGTACAACGACGCTCTGCCGAGCTGGCGCCTGGTCAAGCGATGCGTGGCCGGCGCCCGAGAGGTGCGAAAGCACGACGAATACCTGCCAATGCCGGACCCGACGAACAAGTCGGAGGAGAACCTGGAGCGGTACCGCCAGCTGAAGAAGCGGGCCATGTTCCTCAACGTGACCGGGCGCACGCGCACCGGCCTGCTTGGCGCCGTGTTCCGCAAGACGGCTGAGGTGCAGTTACCATCTGGCGTGCAGTACCTGCTGGAGAACGCCAGCGGTGACGGTGCCAGCCTTGAGCAGCTGTCCAAGGAAGCCGTTGGCGAATGCCTGGACACCGGTCGCGGTGGTTTCCTTGCCGACTACCCCAAGCTGGAAGGCGAGGGCGGGCGGCCACGCACCGCTGCCGAGTCAGCGGGCAAGCAGGCGTGGATCCACCACTACCCAGCGCTGAGCATCATTAACTGGCGCGAGAGGGTGATCGAGGGTCGTAAGCACCTGGTACTGGTGGTGCTGCACGAGATAATCAGCCAGGAAAGCGACGATGGCTTCGAGTTTGAGGAAGTCGATCAGTACCGGGCCCTGATCCTTGAGGGTGGGATCTACAAGCAGCGCGTGTACCGCGACGACATCCCGGACGGGGAGGAGAGTATCCCGACCGACCAGGCCGGCAAGCAGTTCGACCACATCCCGTTCCACTTCTACGGCGCCGAGAACAACGACGCTGCGGTAGACAAGGGTCCGCTGGAAGACATCGCAGACGTCAACATCCTGCACTACGGCAACAGTGCCACGGTGGAGGAGGCCGGCTTCATCAGCTCGCAGCCGACGTTGTTCATGACCACCAGCATCACCGCCGAGGACTTCGCCAAGTTCAACCCGAACGGCGTGCACATCGGGTCACGCCGCGGGATCATGCTCGGCAACACCGGCAGCGCGACCATGCTGCAGGCTAAGGAAACCCAGCTTGCCTTGGAGCTGATGCGAGACAAGCAAGACCAGATGCTGATGATCGGCGCCCGCATCGTCCAGAAGGGCGGCGGTGCCGAGACAGCAGAGGCCGTGCGCATCCGCTACAGCTCGGACAACAGCGTGCTGGGCACCATCGCCGGCAACGTGTCCGAGGCGCTAAAACTGGCCATTCTGGACGCCGAGCGCTTCATGATCGGCCAGCCTGACATGAAGGGGACGGTGTTCTGGCTCAACCAGGAGTTCTTCGACGAGGCCATGGATGCGCAGATGATCCTGGCACAGGTCCAGCTGTGGCAGCAGGGCATCATCGCGAAGAAGGATCTACGCACCAACCTGCGCCAGGCCGGCACCATCGAGTCGGACCGCACCGACGACGATATCGACGACGACATCGAGGCTCAGCCTCCAGTAGTGGCCAGTGAGCCCGTAACCGGTGGGAACGATGAGTAGTGAAGGCTATCTGGCTGATGCGGCTACCCGCCACCAGGTCTACGTCCAGCGGTACGCCGCTGGCAACCTGAAGCGCGTGGCCAAGTTCATCACCAAGGCCATCAACACGGCCAAGGCTGCTGTGCGCGGCGGTCTGAGCGCCTACGGCACGCGGAGGTACACGAGCGAGATCGGCGCGCTGCAGCGCGACCTGCAGGGCATCTACAGCGACATGAAAGGCCAGTCCATGCTGGACCTGGGTGAGTTCGCTGGCTATGAGGCGTCGTTCAGCGCTCGCATGCTGGGGCAGGTGGTCACTGCCGTGGTCCAGACGCAGGTGCCGGCCGCCGACCTTGTTGCCGCTGCCGCGCTGGCTGAGCCAATGCAGCTTGAGGCCAGGGCCGGGGTGCAGCGCATCAGCATTGCCGGCGCGCTTGACCAGTTCGGCACAGCCAAGTCGGCACAGATCGTCGGAGAGATCCAGATCGGTTCCGCCCTGGGCGAAACCAGCCAGCAGATCACCCGGCGCCTGACCAGCATGCACCAGCTGCAGCAGGACCAGGCATCAGCGCTGGTGCGCACGATGACCAACCACATTGCCAGCACGGCGCGGGCCGAGACGTTCAAGGCCAACGACGACATCCTGGCCGGCAAGCGCCGAATTGCCACGCTGGACGGGCGCACGTCGCCGTTCTGCCGCTCCATCGACAACACAGTGGTGCCATTCAGCGCTCCATCGCCGCCGTTCCACTGGAACTGCCGGACATCAGAGATACCGGTCCTCAAGCCTGAGTTCGAGCGTGAGATTCCCGGCTCGGTCAGGCCTGCAGTGGGTCCGGATGGCGCCGAGCAGGTGTCGAGCAAGACCACCTACCAGCAGTGGCTCGCCCGCCAGCCTGCCGCGTTCCAGATCGATGTCCTGGGCCCAGCCCGCTACAAGCTGTTCAGCAAGGGTGAGCTGACCCTGGACAAGTTCGTGGATCAGAACGGGAAGCAGATCACGCTGGAGCAGTTGAAACAGCTTGAACCGCGCGCCTTCGAGCGCGCAGGACTTTGAATAGCCGGCCATGAGCCGGTTTTTTTACGCCCGCGGCTGAGCCAACGGCAAATCATCCGGGGGATGACATGAAATACCTGATCGACAAAGCAGCATTCGACGCACTCGAGCCATCCCTGCAGGCCCTCTACAAGGCCCAGGGCGAAAACTACGTGCTGGCGGTTGAGGGCATGCCGCAGGCCGAAGACGTAGAAGGGCTGAAGCGCCAGAACCAGACCTTGCTGGACGAAGCGAAGGAAGCCAAGCGCAAAGCGCGCGAGGCCCAGGATCAACTCACCCAGAAAGAGTTGGACGCAGCCAAAGCCCGCGGCGACTACGAGTCGCTGTACACCAGCAGCGAGCAGACCTTGGCTGCCGAGCGCCAGAAGCTGGCAGATCTGCAGGCGGGCATCGAGAAGCGCGACCTGTCCGGCGCAGCTTCCAAGGTCGCGGCACTGATCGCCGATGGCCCGAACGCCGAGATCTTGGCCGAGTTCCTCGAGCGCCGGCTGCGCATTGTCGATGGGCAGGTACGTGTCACCGATGCCAGCGGGAGCCTGACAGTCTCCACGCTGGAAGATCTCGGGAAAGAGTTTCAGAAAGAGCCGCGTTACGCCTCCCTGGTGCGCGGCTCACAAGCCAACGGCGGCGGGGCTGCTGGCGGCGGCGGTGGCGGGGCCACCAAAACGTGGGACCAAATGACCGGCATGGAGCGCGTTGAGCTCCGCCGAAACGACCCCGCCGAGCACGCGCGCCGGAAGGCCGCTGCACAGGCCAAGTAAAGGAAAACAGCAATGCCAACCATTCTCTCCGACGTGGTCTTCCGCGACGAACTGCGCGATTACATGCGCGTCAACACCGTGGAGAAGACCGCCTTCTTCCAGTCGGGCATCCTGGTCAACAACAACGACATGTCGACCCTGCTGTCCAGCCCGTCAAACACCTTCACCATCCCGTGGTGGGTCGATCTGGATGCGTCCATCGAGTCGAACTACTCGAACGACGTGTACACCGACATCGCCGTGCCGCTGGCAGTCACCAGCGCCGAGATGCAGGCCCGCGCCGCCTACCTCAACGAAGGTTGGGCTGCGATGAACCTGGTGAAGAACATCACCAACCAAGACCCGCTCGAATTCGTGGCCAGCCGCCTGACCAACTACTGGCAGCGCGTGGCCCAGCGACGCACCATCGCTACCGTCGTGGGCATCTACAACGACAACGTGGCTGGCAACGGCGGTGACATGGTGGTTGATGCGGACGGTCCGATCACCGCTGCTGCGGTCATCCGTGCCCGCGCCACCATGGGCGACTACGCCCCGCAGATCGTCACCCCGAACGGCACCAAGGCCCTCAGCGTGATCGCCATGCACTCGGCCGTGTACGCCGAGATGTCGATCCTCAACCTGATCGACTTCACCCCGATTGCCGACCAGGTGCCCGAGTTCGGCCGCTACCAGAACATGCTGGTGGTGCTCGACGACGGCCTGCCGGTGATTGGCACCGCGCCTGATCAGAAGTACCTGTCGATCATCTTCGGTCCTGGCGCCATCGGTTATGCCGAGGAGCAGGACGAGAACGACATGGCCTACGACCGTGAAGAGGCCCGCGGCAACGGTGGTGGCGCTGAAACCCTGTGGACCCGTCGCAACTTCGTTGTGCACCCCCTGGGCTACTCGTTCCTGTCGGCGACTATCACCGGCACCCCCGGCACCACCCGCCCGGTATCGGCCAACTGGTCCGATCTCGCCCTGGCTACCAACTGGCAGCGCAAGTGGGCGCGCAAGCAGGTGCCCCTGGCGTTTATCACTTCCACCCTGGGCTCGTAACAGAGCCCTTTCGAGGAGATCACCATGGCACTCGCAGAAGATAAGCACATCGACCCGAACAACAAGGCCCGCTGGGGCTTTGGCGGCACGGCCGGCAAGATCACCGTAGGTCCGCAGACTGTCGGCGAAACCGGTGGGGTGGATAGCGTGCGCACCGAGCAGGACAACGAAGGCGCGCATGGCAATGGTGCTGGCACCGAAAAGACCGACACCGCCAAGGCCGGCAAGTCCAGCGCCAAGTAACACCGGGGCTTCGGCCCCACTCATTCAAGCGGAGGCCTGATGGCTACCTACATTACCGTCGCGGATGTCGACGCCCTCCTGGGTCCAATCTGGGCGCCCGACGATAAGAAGGCCATGGCGGTAGCGCAGGCAAACGCATACCTCACCTCGCTCCGGCTGTGTGGCATCGACATGGATGCCGTGCCTGAGGAGGTGAAGCAGGCCGGGGCACAGCTGGCTCTGGTCGCCTCTAGTGGGCAGCTGTACCAGCAGCAGACCGAGGGATCGCTCGAGGCGAAGAGCGTGAAGGCTGGCTCGGTATCGACCAGCCGCACGTATGCCACGCTCGACCGGAGCAGCGCGGGTGCGCAGCCAGAGGGCGTTCAGTTCGCCCTGGCCCTTGTCTCGCCCTGGCGCTGCAACCCGTTCACATTCGCCGTGGACAGGGGGTAGCCATGGGTTTACGAGATGACGTTCAGATCGACCTTGCTGCGGCCTTTGACGACGACCTCGCCGATGCCGTGCAGGGCTTCACCGGAACCTATCTGGGGCCTGGCGTGTGGGACCCCGTCAGCGAGACGACCACCGCCCAGCCTGTGACCTACACCGGGCGCGGGGTCTTCGACAACTACGACAGCCGGCGCATCGACAACATCAACATTCTGGTGGGTGATGTGCTGCTGATCTGCCTGGCCAACGAAGTCACCGACAAGCCGGCGGTCGGCCACGAGATCTCCGCTGCTGACCTGATCACAGGCGAACCGGTGGCCTATCGAATCGTCAGCCCAGGCGTCGACCCGGCCAAGGCCCACTACGAGATCCAGCTGAGGAAGTGACCATGTCCAGAAGGGGCTGGAGCACACCGCCCAGCCTTTTCGCTGGCGTGGTGGAAGAGCAACTGAGCCAGCGCGTGCGAGTCATCGCCCTGGCACTGCTCAACGAGATCGTTCTGCGCTCGCCGGTTGATACGGGGCGATTCCGTGGCAACAACATTGTCAGTGTCGGGGCTCCGGTGTACACCAGCACCGTTAACGTCGACCCAACAGGCGCAGAAGCCATCCAGGCCGGCGTCCGAGCGGTCACGGGCCTGGAGCCGTACACGCAAGTCTTCATCCAGAACAATTTGCCGTATGCAGGCCCGCTTGAGGATGGTCATTCCCAGCAGGCGCCGGCCGGCATCTATGCGGTGTCCTTCAACGGCGTCGCTGAGGCCTACAGGACATGACCTTTGAACAGATCCGGGCCATCGTCACTGGCCGCATGACGCAGTGGGCGGGCATTCCCGCATCTGCTGTCGATTACCCGAATAACCCGCAGGGGCCGTTCGATCCGGCCGGCAAACCCATCTGGGCCAGGCTGGCGGACGTGCCAGGGCTTTCCAGTGCGCCCGAGACCGGCATCGGCCCATGCGTGCGCCGCACCGGCATCATCATGATTCAGCTGTTCGTGCCCAGCTACAAGGGCACCCTGGCAATCACCAAGGCCGCTGACACTCTCGTGCAGCACTTCGAGTTCTACAGCGACCCGACCGGGCCATTCGACTGTTACGCGGCATCGGCGAGCACCATCGGCGATGACGGCCACGGCTGGTACCAGGTCAACGTGTCGATCCCATACCGGGCCTACTGAGCCCTCAATATCCACCGCCACATGGCGGTTTTTTTACGCCTATCGATAGGAGAAACACCCCATGTCCAGCGGTGCAAAGCGCTCGACCGCGTATATTCGCGAAGTCACCCCAGGCATCACCCCGCCGGGCAACTGGAACGTGCTCACTCGCGTCAGCTTCGGCCTGGTACCCACCTACAATACCGAAGAGAACAACGAAATCGGCGAGACTCGCATGTCGCAGGGTACCGCCCAGACGACTGTTGATGTCGGCGGCGATATCGAAACCAAGTTCCGCTATGGAGCCCTGGACGAGTTCCTGGCCTCCTGCTTCGGTGCGAACTGGGTCGGCAATACCCTGACCATGGGTAACGAGCGAATTTCGTTCTCCATCGGCGCCTACGATGCTGACGTGGGCATTGCAGCCATCGCCCGCGGCGCCCAGGTTGCCTCTCTGAATATCGAGATCCCGAACGACAACGAGATCACGGTCACCACCACCTTCGCCGCCATCGCTTGGGATGACAAGGCCGACAACACGTCGTTCATCGTCAGTCCGCAGACAGGCGCAGCGCAGCGCCGTTACGGTTTCAAAGACGTCACCGGCCTGAAGATCAACGGCGTCCAGCTGGGCGAAGACAACGCCTGCGTCGACAGCTTCAACCTGCAGTTCGACAACAACGTGCAAACCCAGCGCTGCATCGGCAATGGCAACCCATTCCCTGGCAACATCATCCCGACCACCTTCACGCCTTCCGGGTCGATCACCATGAGCTGGTCGAAGGCCGCCTACCAGTACTGGAAAGCGCAGCAGACTGGCGGGGCTCTGAGCTTCGAGTTCACGCTGAACAACGCCGATGGTGGCTACACCTTCTTCATTCCAGAAATGGAAGTGAGCGGCGACTGGCCGGACGGCGGGGCCACCGACATCATCCAGGTGGAATTGGCCTACACCGCTCGGCGCGTGCCGCCAACCATTACCCGTCTGCCGGCGCCGATTGTCATCGCAGCCGTTGACGTGACGCCGGCCACTGCCAGCGTTGCCGTAGGCGCGACCATCGACCTTGAGGCAGCCGTAACCCCAGTAGGCGCAAGCCAGCTCGTCACCTGGACAAGCTCGGACGCCACCAAGGCAAGCGTGAGCGCAACCGGCCTCGTCAAGGGCATCGCGGTTGGCTCGGCAACCATCACGGCTACCAGCAAGGCAGACGGCACCAAGACCGACACCTGCGCTGTCACCGTCACAGCTTAACCCTTTGCCTGGCGCACCCTGCGGCGTGCGTCGGGCCTTTTACCGCAGAGGAATACCATGGGCATCACCATAAAGAAGCCTGAGCTGGATATCGAGGGTCAGCGCTGGGTCGACTTTGCGCCAGGCGCGAAGTTGCTTGTAGCTTCATTCGGCAATCCTTTGTTCAAGTCTCACAAGGCCATCATTCAGCGCCATCTGGATTCCATCGACATCCAGACAAGAGCAGGGACTAAGGACTTCAGTCTGGACGTGGTTGCAGAGGTCGAGCTGGAATCTGGTGATGACCTGTACTTCGAATTGGCGGCGCGCCACCTGATTAAAGATTGGCAGGGGGTGGATGTGGCTGATAACCCTGGGGTCCCCGCTCACTACACGCCGAAACTGGGCGTTGAGCTCCTCAAGATGATGCCCGACGTGTACTGGACTGTGGTTCGTGCCTCTCTGGACATAATGACCAGGGCCAAAGAAAGGGCGACTGAAACAGCGGAAAAGCAGTAGCGGCATATCGCTGGGGTAGGGATTGGTCCGGGCCGGAGAACGAGAAGAAGCGCTGGAAGCATGAGCGCCTTGGGCTTACGCCCCAGGATCCACCGGAAATCGACGACGTGGTCGCCGAGGTCCTTGAGGCCTACGGGCATATCGGGCGGTCCAGGCAGTATGTCGGCATGATCGGGGCTCCAGCTCCGATCGCGCCATCCGCGATTTCCGAATACCTAGGCCGGTACCCATCGGCTATATGCCGCGAAGAGTTTGACGGCGCAATCTTCGCTCTAGATGAGGAGTTCAGGAGGCGGTGGAGCGAGGAGCAGGAAAGCCAGAGTAAGAAATCGAATCCTCAAAAGCCGCGCTGATGGCGCCCGGCAACGAGTGGGTGGTAAATTTGGCCATCGACTCAGGAGGGGTTCATGGAGATTTTGATCGTTTGGCTGGCCGTAGCCGCTGTGACGGCGTATTTCGCCAAGCAGAAAGGACGCAGCGCCGGCGCATGGTTCGTGCTTGGGTTCCTGTTTTCGATCTTTGCCCTGATTGCCATATGGCTGGTAAATCCAGTCGGCATTGATGACAGCAAAAGCATCGAAATCGCCAAAAAGTTCGGATCATCAGCCGGCTATAGGAAGTGCCCTTACTGCGCTGAGGTGGTTCAGCGAGAAGCCATCAAGTGCAAGCACTGCTCCTCAGACCTAGAGCCGGTCGCAGACTGAGCAGACATTCAACCGAAGCCCGCCGAGCGCGGGTTTTTTTGTGCCCGGAGTTTGTATGAACCAAGAGTCTCGCCTGGCGGTTACTATCGACTCCAGAGGCGCTCAGCGTGATGCTCGAGCGATGACCAGGGATTTGAATTCCCTGGAGTCGGCCGGTAACCGGGTTGACCCGGCAATGGATAGGGCCGAGGCCGGTATCCGCGAGATGGGCAATCAGGCATCGACGACCGCTTCGCGAGTTAGGACGCTAGAAGGCCAGACAGACCGGCTAGCTTCGGCTGTCACCGGGCTGGCTGGGCCAATAGCGGCCGCATTCAGTGTCGCTAAGATCGCGGCTGCGGCCGAGCAGTACGTAAACCTGACAAACCGCCTGCGCCTGGTAACTGAGAGCGCAGAACAGCTCGCATTTGCGCAGGAGTCGGTTTACCAGGTAGCCCAGAACGCACGCCAGTCCCTTGAGGTTACCGCCCAGGTCTACCAGCGTGTTGCGCAGAACGCACGTCAGCTCGGGCTCGACTTCTCTGATGTGGCCAGCGTTACCGAAACGGTGGCAAAAACCGTGGCGCTCAGCGGTGCCAGTGCACAGGCCGCTGATGCCGCCATGGTTCAGTTTGGCCAGGCGCTGGCGTCTGGAACGCTGCGTGGCGACGAATTGAACTCGATCATGGAGCAAACTCCGGCTTTGGCCCAGGCAATCGCTCGCGGCCTTGGAGTAACGATCGGCCAGCTGAGGGCAATGGGCGCAGAAGGCAAGCTGACATCCGAGGCGGTGGTAAAGGCCCTCCAGAATCAGAAAGACAAGGTCGACGAGCTAAGCTCGGCAATGACGCTTACCGTCAGCCAAGCGATCACCTCCTTCAATAACGCCTTGATAACCACGGTCGGCAGGCTGGACGAGGCCACCGGGGCAAGCAGTAGGCTAGCTGGCGGGATTGCTGCACTTGCGCGCGCCATGGATGGCTTCAACTCAGGCGAATTCTTGGACTTCTTCCGCAAGGACAAGCAGACCGTGGCCGGGCTGAACAATGAGCTCAGCGTCACCACGGCCGGTATTCGTGATCTGCAGAATGCAAGGTCGCGGCTGGCAAAGGATGACGCGGCTGATACGGTCTTTTTCAAGTTCAAGTTTTACGACCGGGCAGAGATTGACGCCGAGATCAAAGAGCTTGAGGGAAAATCCACAGCGATCAGAGCGATCGTGAGCAAGATGGAGTCGGCGGCGGCCGGAACTGGCGCGCAGAAGCCGAAAGGCGAAGAGCCGTCCACAGTCGTCAATGCTGAATACGAAAAAATGCTGGCCAGCCTCAAGAAGCAGGCCGCCCTTCAAGGTGAAAACACTGAGGCGGCGAAAGTCAGGTACGCCATTGAAACAGGTGAACTCGGCAAGCTTCTGCCGGAGCAGGAAAAGCTGCTGCTGAAGTACGCAGAGGAGAAAGACGCCAAGGCTGCAGCAGAAAAGGCTTCCAAGGCTGCTGCTGCAGCAGCTACAAAAGCTGCGGCAGCGCAAGGTAAGGGCCTACCTGAGGCGCTCAACACCTTCTCTCGCCTGTATGCCCAATACGACCCAGCAGCGGAGGCGGCCAGGGCTCTTGCCAAGGAGGAGGCTCAGCTTCAACTGGCCTTCAGTAGGGGTAAGATAACCCAAGAGGAATACAGCAAGTCCCTTGCTCAGTCCTCGACCAACTACGCCGCAGCTATCAAGGGCGCCCAGGGGCTTACCGCTGTAGAGCAGTACCGGGCCCAGCTGCAGAAGCAGCTCGCCAACGAGCGCGACCAGTATGCGCTTGATGCTGCCAGCATAGGCATGGGGGACTTGCAGGCCTCGCGCATGCAGCAGCGGCTCAACCTGGAGATGCAGACCAACGACAGGCTGCTGCAACTACAGACCGAGCTGGCCAATGCCACGGACGAAAAGCAGCGCCAGGCCCTGCAGGGGCAGATCGACGCCATCAACGAGTTCCTGCCTCAGCAGCTTGCAGCGATGCAGGCGGGCTGGGCGCAGATCGACCAGGCCATGCTCAACCCGATCAACGGGTGGACGGCGGCGGTGCAGAACTTCGGCAACCAGGCGCGCGACGTCGCCGGGCAGACTCAATCGATCTTCTCGAGTGCGTTCAACTCGATCTCGTACGACATCACTGACGCGATCATGAGCGGGCAGTTGTCGTTCAGCACCTTGGGCGACATCGCCAGCAACGTGGTACGCGAGATCATCACCGGCTTCGTGCGGATGGGCGTGCAGATGGCGCTGAATGCGGCTCTGAATGCCACGCTTGGAACTGCGGCGGCTGGCCAGAGCATGATCCTGGCGGGTACCACGGCCACGGCCTGGGCGCCGGCGGCGGCGATGGCATCCCTGGCAACGCTGGGCGCCAACTCCGTGCCGGCTGCAGCCGCCCTTACCTCTACTACGGCCCTGGCCACAAGCCTGGCCGTGATCCCTGGCTTCGCCACTGGCGGCTACGTTTCCGGCTCCGGCACCGGCACCTCCGACAGCATCATGGCCCGGCTGAGTGACGGCGAGTTCGTTGTGAATGCCGCGGCGACCAAGCGCAACCGGTCGCTTCTGGAAGCGATCAACTCGAACGAGCGGGTATCAGTGGCTGGAGGTTCTAGCGCGCCCGCTACGACGCAGGCCGGCAGCAGCCAGGCAACAGTCGCTGCAGCGCCCCAGCCGAACGTCACGGTGAACCTCATCGAGGACCGGTCCCGCGCAGGCACAGTAGGTCAGCGCACTGGCGATAACGGCCAGCTTGAGATTGACGCCTTTGTGGCAGACATCTGGGGTGATGGTGAGCGCGCCCAGGCACTACAAGCAGCCTTCGGGCTCCAGCGCAATCCAACGTAGGGAAATCCCATGACCACAGAAACCGACGGGGCCGGGACCGGGCCGGGCGCGACTGTGCCCGACCCTGAGCCAGCTCAGCCCGATGAGAAAGAGCTCCTGCTACAACGGCGGCTTGCCCGCATCGAGGAAGCGCTGGGCCTCAGCCCTCTCACCTAAACGAACCTCAGCTGAGGAATGGCAATGATTCAATACCCGGCAGAATTGCCACTTCCTCTGCAGGAGGGGTATGGCCTGAGCACGGTTGATCCGATGCGGGCTACGCCGATGGTCACGGGCCGCACCAGGTACCGGATCAGGACAAGGAAACCCCCGACTTCTGCGCGATTTACCTTCAACTTTAGCGAGAAGGAAGCGGCCCTCTTCGAGGGATGGCACACCTGGAGCATCAATCTCGGCGCTGACTGGTTCGAGATGCCACTCCAAACCCCGCTGGGCATGCAGGTGCATCTGGTGCACTTCAAAAGCATGTATACCGGCGGTGAGCTGACTCAGATCAGCCGCTGGCGGTTCTCGGCGGAACTGGAGTTCAAAACCCGACCGGTCTACACCGAGGATCAGTACCTCGGCGCCTACCTTGGCATGCCGCTCGACCAGTTCAACGACGGCCTGCAATCCATCCTTGAGAAATGGCACACGGAGTACTTCGGATGAGCCTGATCGAAGAGTGCTATGCCTCGGGGCGCGGGGAACTGGTCGACACGATCGAGGCGCGGGAGGAGGGGGGCACCGTATCCCACCTGTACTGCTCTGGGTGGGAGGACCGGGTGTGCACCACCGAAGACGGCCGCACGCTGACCTTCATCGCGATGGCCATGGACCTGGCCCTGCCCAAGAACGACAACAGCGCGTTTCAGAACCTGGTGCTGGGCCTGGACAACGTGACGGGCGAGGTACAGGAGGTGGTGGAGGCGGCCAAGGCTGCCGACAAGCGCTTCATCATCACCTTCCGGCGCTACCTGGCTGAAGACCTTTCGTTCCCGCAAGAGCGGTATCGCATGACGCTGCTCAGCCGGGAGTATGAGAACGACGTGGCCAAGCTCACCGCAGGCTTCTTCGACCTGCTCAACACCAACGGTCTTCGCACCGTACTTACCACATCCTTGGCACCTGGCCTGAAGTACATCTGACCATGATCGATAAATTCAAGCGCGCCCCGTATCGCGAGGGTGCACGGGGGCCTTTTGCCTTCGATTGCTGGGGCCTGTGCATCGCCGTGCGCCACGAGGTGTTCGGCCTGCCGCTGTTGCCCAGCCTGGGCTCCGTGGGCAAGAACAAGCCCAGGGCAAACACCGAGGCCTATCACGACATTCGCCAAGGCATGGAAGAGTGCCAGCCCGAGCCAGGCGCCATTGCCGCCGTGTTCCGCGGTGCGCTGTGCCTGCACGTAGGCGTGGTGGTGGAAAGCGAGGGACGGCTGAAGGTTCTGGACACAAACCCCGGCGGCGCCTGCCTCCGAACAACTGGCGAATTCGAAGCCGCTCACCCCAAGGTGGTCTATTACCGTGATCGAGTTCTACCCGAACAAGCTTAGTGATACGGCGCCTCTCGGCACCTGGAAGACCGACCGCCGCATGTCTATCGAGGAGTGGCTGCAGTCCCTGGCCCCGTCGTATGAGCGCCGGGAAAGCCCGCCAATCAGCGTGCTGCTGAACGATGAGGTGATCGAGCAGCACCTGTGGCACAAGGTGAAGTTCAAGCCGTCCGACCTGCTCCAGATCTACCGCGAGCCCAAGGGCACCGACCCATTCTCCATCACCTTCGCGCTTTTCAAGGGCGCGAAGGCGGTGCTGAAGTCGATCATGCCGAAGATGCCAGGCATGCCATCCAGCGCCGGCACCCAGCAGGGCGACCCCCTGACCGAGGCCAGCGCCAAGGGCAACAAGGTCAAACTGGGCGAGCCAGTGCGCCAGGTGGCAGGAAACCAGCGGGTTTATCCGGCCTATCTCGCCCAGCCTCGCCGGGTCTATGTCGCGCCGCGCGACCAGCGCGTGGAAATGCTGCTTTACATCGGCGAAGGCGAGTACGAGGTGCCGCTCTCCAAGGTCAAGGTCGGCGAAACGCCACTGATTTCCCTGGGCGCCGACGCGACGTTCACGATCTACCCGCCAGGTTCTGACCTTTCGGCAGATCCGGCGCACATCAACTGGTTCAACGCCCCAGAGGTCGGGGCAAGCTCCAGTGGCTCTGCAGGCCTCGAGCTGACCATGGCCACCGACCTGACCCGGTCAGCTACGGCGTCGGCGTACCAATTCGTTGGCGAAACCATAAGCGTGCCGGCCGGCTCCGGCCAGTTCCCGGCTGACTGGTCGAACGGCATCATCATCCGCGTGCTCGCGCCGTACACCTACACGGTGATCGACGGCGGCGCCGGGCGCGACATCATCCGTGGCCCGCTGGAGATGCTGAACCCGAGCGTGGGCATGCTAATTGAGGTGGCCGGGGCGAACGCGGGTCTGTATGTGGTGCACAGCTATACGCCCTACAGCCCAGCTGTGCCCGCCAACCCTGGCACCGCCTCTACGCTGACCGGCTCAGCCGCGCCCAGCCGGTACGACTTCAATGTCACGCCGCTGAGCTTCAGCCTGGTACGGGGCGCATCAACCTACCCGGTGACGCTGAACACAGCCACAACCGATCTCGCCGGCCTCGTGTCTGCACTGAATACCCTGCTGAGCGGCACGCCATTCCAGGCGCAGCAGAGCAGCGGACGCCTGCGCTTCGTTGAGCTCACCCCTTTTGCTGGCCAGGCCATCACAGCGACCGGAGCATCAACCATTCTGGGCTCGTCACCGGTCGGGGTCGCCGGCACGGCAACGACCGGCGCAATTCCCGAGCAGCCAGCGGAAATGACGCTGGACTACGACGGCGGATCGCCGGTGGTCGGCCTGGCGCTGGGGCAGGGTCTGGCCACCATCGGGCCGCGCGGGTTGCGGTACCGGATCACTGCCTACAGCACCAGCCTGCTGGAAGTGGAGCGCCTGACCTCGTCCGGCTCTACCGATGCCGGCTGGCCAGGCTTCAACACGATGCAGACTGTAAACGGCCTGATCACGCTGGACGCCTCGAACCTGCAGGGCGGCTATCGCGGCCCGTTCGCCTGCTGCCCGGACAACGAGAAAGTCATCGAGCTGGAGTGGTCGGTCACCTACGCCAACGGCCTGGCCGGCATTGGCAGGGAAGGGCAGATTTACGAGATCCCGACCTATTACGTCTTCGAGTACCGCGACATGGACGTGGCAGGAGACTGGACCGTGCTCGAGCAGATGAACTACGGCGGGTCGCTGGATGCACAGGGTTTCACCGGCCGCGTCGCGCTTCCCTATGCGATGCGTGCCGAGGCCAGAGTGCGCAAGCTGTACAAGGACCGCCCGGGCCGGATCAACGACGAAGCGCGGGATGATGCTACATGGACGGATCTGCGCGGGCGGATGCAGAGCTCGCCCACGAGCTACCCAGGCCTGACCGTGATGACCGCCAACATTCGGGGTGGAGACCGTATTTCGGCGCAATCGGAAAGCCAGGTGAGCGGCGAGGTAACCCGCATTCTTCCGCTGATGGAGGGCGGTACCGGACCAACCCGCGACATCGTGCCCTGGTGCATCTACCAGCTGAAGCAGCGAGGGTACACGGACGACGACCTGGATCTGCCCGAGTGGCAGGCCTTCCACAACACCTGCGTGGCACGCGGCGACACCTACGACGAGACGCTGGAGTCGACGATCACGGTCAAGGACATGATCAACAACGCGCTGGCGTGTGGCTTTGGTGAACTGGTGACCTTCCGGGGCCTGCTGCGCCCGGTTCGTGATAGTGCCAGGGCTGCATTCGACGTGACCTACGGCCCGAAGACGCAGACCTACTCCCCACAGAACATGACCAAGATGCTGAAGATCAGCGGCGCTATGCCGTCGATCAACGACTTCGACGGCGTGGATGTGGAGTTCTTTTCGCGCACCACCTGGGCGTGGGAGACGGTCGAATGCCGCTGGCCAGGTGATCTGGGCACCAAGGTCGAGAAGATCAAGATGCCGGGCGTCAGCGACAGGACCAGAGCCTGGCGGGTCGGTATGCGCCGGCGCGGCCACCAGAAGTTCAGAACCGACATCTACACCTGGGAAACCGAGATGGATGGCAGCAACAGCGGTTACCTGAGCTTCGCGGCTGTTGGCGATGACAGGCGATGCAAGAGCTCGATCCTGCTGGCCTTTGAGGTGACAGGGTCAGGAACGATGCTGACGTCTTCTGAGCCGCTAGATTTCAGCGCGGGTGGAGAGCACCTCATCGGCGTTCGAAAACTAGACGGAAATCTGTCAGGGCCGTGGACCGCAACGCAAGTGGATGAGTACACCGCCAGGGTCGATGCTCTCGACTTCACGCCCGAGGTGGATGGCCCGTTGGAGCCACCGCACATTCTGTTCGGGCCTGCGGCACGTTGGGCGTACCCGGCTCTGATCACGCTATCCGATCCCGCCAACGGCAATAGCGCCATGAAAGCCATGCCCTACGACGGCCGCGTTTACACCTACGACGACCAGTTCCCGCCGGCATGACGCCGCAGAAGTTACCAAGCCCGCCCAGTGCGGGTTTTTTATTGAGGAAGATTTGATGAGCGGCCAACAGACCCTTCAGAAGCTGGACCGGATTGTCGGGACGACGAACGAGCTACTGCTGTCGCCCGAAGTGAAGATGATGGATGTTGGTGGCGGGGTAATCCGGCCAACCAATGCGATGGTGATGACGAACCTGGCGACATTGCTCGGCGGTGCCATGCCTTATGCTTCTGTGGCATCAGGTTTGGCTGGGACAGTGGACGGCACCAACTTCAGCGTGCTTTCGAGTGGTGACGACGAGTATGTGAGCGTGTACCGCAATGAGGAAGGCGCTGCGGCGTTCGTTGATAGCTACCCAAATGCACAAGCTCTTCGTGAGATTAAGAGTCTCGTCGGGCCAACAAGCTATCAGGCTGAAGAGGTTCAGATCCTCTCGGTGGTTGACGGCGAAGGCGGGCAGCAATTCGTACTTACTGACAAGCGGATGACAGGTCCATCGTTTGGCGTTGTATCAGAAGACTCCACGACGATTGTAGGGGACTCTGAGGGGGGGGCGGCATTCTACGCAGATGAGCGTAGAACCCTTGCAGGGCCACTCGAGATTCAGCCTACGGACATGCCAGGCCTTTACGTCGTTGATGATTTCGGCTCCGTACTTGGGGCATTCAATGGAGATAGCGCCTCGGGTGCTGTGACAATAGATCCATTTGCAGATGGGCTCCTTTTTGCGCCGGTACTTGCTGTATCTGAAAATTCTCCATCGCATATATATGTGCAGAGCTTGCTGGTTCGGCGAGATCAGGCGCCACAGGTTGTGGCAACTGCAACCAGCATTGCGACAGCGGCGGAGTGCTCGGGGGCAATATTGACGATTAGTGGGCCGGACTTGGGGGAGTCCGTGGTGCTCAACCTGCGCACCCTGGAAAAGCCTAATGATCGTCGCTTCATGAATCTGACGATCAAGAGCGTACCGGTGCAGTCGGAGCCGGTGCCGATCAAGATACTGCTGATCGCTGATAGCATTGGCAACAACCAGGGCGCAATGCTCCTGGGGCAATACCTGTCAGAGTTGGGGTATGCGCCAACCTTCATTGGCACCGTTAACGGTACGACGACTTTCAATGGATCCGGGAATCTTGGCCCGCTCGGCGAAGCCAGAGCCGGGTGGGAGACCGGAGACTACACCTACTCCGTAACCGATCGTGCGCAGATTGTTGCTGATGGCCAAGAGGCCATTTACAGCGCAATGACGAAATCGGAGAAAGTACAGTACAACCCGTTCCTTCGCCTTGCTACTGGGGCAGACCCAAGCAGCGTGGTTCGCAACGGCTATGTGTTTGATCCTGCCTATTATCAGGCGCGTTTCGGTTTGGACACTCCCGATATCGTCATCAATGCGCTCGGCACCAATAATGCTCGGGATAGGTCTGCCGCTGAAGTTTATGAAAACGTTTATTCAGATGATCTGCTTATGCATGCTCAGATCAATGCAGCGTTTCCTTTGTCGCGGATTATACGGACCTTGCCGGCAACTTCCGTAAACACGGAGCGCAATGCTCTCTGGACCTCCCACTACGTCCCAATCATCCGCGCGATGCAGGCGGCTGCAGTTGCGCTGGGGAATCCCTTGCTAAAAATAGCGCCGCTCTGGGCCATGACCAATCCAGAGGGTGGCTACTCGCTTCCGGCCGGGGCGCCAGGTCCTGATGGCTTCATTGCTGGAGACTGGAGCGATCCCATCCACCCATTTGGTGCGGCCCGGCACGGCTACTACAAGTCGATGGCGCCATTCGTTGTTGCCGCAGCACTTAACCTCATCTGAAATCTGAAAAAGGAAATAACATGGGCATCAAGCTTGTTGCGAACGGCACTATCGCGCCTTGGTATTCGAAAGTCATCCCTCCGGTCACCCGAGGCCTTGAAGGGTGGTTTACCTTTGATACAGAGGCTTCCAGGTTCTCTCGCAATCGAGTGATCGGCAAATCCGACGCTGTGATCGTTGGCGCTCCTGTCGCATTTGCAGGTTATGGCCGCTTCAAAGGCTTGGAGAATTACATCCAGACGGATATCGCAGAAACCGAAGAGCAAACACTGATCATTGTGGGTCGGGCCGTTTCTGCTATCCCCGAAGGCTCTTCTACGAGTGGTGATGCGAACACGCCGTTTTATATCGGCAACTACCGAGGGAATGCCGTCACACCTGGGTTCACCGGCCAGTCGTTCGGTGCATCCTTATTTCATGTCGCGCCGACGACCCTGACCGGCGGCGCATCCCGCAGCAACGGAGCAGGTGGCGCTTCATCTGCTCAGCAGGCGTTGAGCGGAGAAACACCAACCAACTGGGCTATCCGAGTACTTCGCACTCGCAGCTCCAGTGGCAACGAAGTCAGGAACGTGACGCGCGGTGCTGTTGCGATCAGCGCAAACCTGAGTCCACGGGTTTTGACTGATACGAAATTCAGGATTGGTAGCGGCACCACCGGCTTTGCCGGACAGGTCGACATCAGCTTTGCCGGTATTCACTCGGTGTATCTGACCGATGCGGAGCTGGCTGCTCAGGTCGCGGCTATTCGAACTCGCATGGCCCGCCTCGGCATCACCGTTTGACGCTAACAATTCCTAGCACCGGACGCCTTGAGCGGTTTTTTTGTGCCTGAAATTCATGTAGCCCGCCATGCGCGGGCTTTCTTTCGCCTGGAGAAACCATGTCACTGGATACCGATATCCGAGAAGGCCTGGCCCTGCTGCCGCCGCAGATGGGCACGCGCCCCGCGAGGGTCATCCTTCATGCCATAAACCTGCAGGAAAACCCGACGCGGCTTGAGCAACAGGTCAAGGGGCCGGCCCGGGGCGACTACCAGTTCGAGAAGGGCGGGGGAGTCGTTGGGGTCATGACCCACGGCGCGGTCAAGGCCAAGACCCAAGATGTCTGCCGCGCGCGCGGCGTGGCGTTCAATGCCGACTCGATCTACCAGGCCATCGGCCGAGATCCGGTTCTGGCTGCTGCGCTGGCCCGGCTGCTGCTGTGGACCGATCCGAAGCCGTTGCCGGCGGCAGGGGATGAGCAGGGAGCCTGGGCGCTGTACCTGCGGGTCTGGCGGCCTGGCGCGTATGACCGTCAGCCCGAGGAGCTTCGGGCGAAGTTCAAGCGCAACTATGCCGCCGCGCTGAAGGCAGTGCTGGCGTGACTTGGCTTGGCGCGGTGCCGAGTTGGTGCTGGTGGTTAATCGCCATGGTGCTGGTGGCTGGAGCCCAGGAAATTCGCGTAGGAGCGGGAAAATCGGAGGCGTCGGCCGCAAGGTCGGAGCTATCCGATTACCGCCTGCAGGTTGCAGAACGTGATCGGCGCGCAGCCGCTCAGGCCAGAACAGAAGAAAAGCGACGCCAAGCCGTGGCGGACGAGGAGGGCGAGAGTGCACGACAGAAACTGGAGCTGGCCCAAGGCCGCGCCGCTACTGCTGAGTCTGCTGCTGGTGGGTTGCGCGGGGAAATCGACCGACTGCGCGCCAGCCGATCAGCCACCTGCGATACCATCGCTGCCCAGCAGCGCCAGGCAGGAACCTCTGCCGTCGTGGTGCTCGGGGGATTGCTTGAAGAAGCTGACCGAATGGCGGGCAGCTGCGCAGCAGCGCTTGAGCGAAGCCGAATAGCGGGGCTGGCGTGTGAGTCGATCTATAATGGCCTGACCAAGTAAGCAGAGCATGGAAGTGGACAAGCGCACCTTTATCGGGATGGTCGAGGATGGCGAGCCGATGATGCAGCAGGCTATCGACGCCATGCGCGCGTATCACGAGGCTCAGGGCTATGGCGCGCCGGCGGAAGAGATCGAGAGGTTGCGCCTCCTGGCCGAATCGCTGTTCCAACTGGTTGCGGATTACCAGCTCCGGGTGATTGCGAAGGCGCGAGGGAAGGATCTGCCGCCGTTGCATTAG